TAGCATTAACTTTAAAAAACCTCTTTGTTATTTTTCTCAAACGCTTCATAAAATTGAAAACCGTCATAAGCATTATCAGGTAATGCATTATAAACGAGCCCACTCTTATCAAACATGCGCGCGAAAAACTGATGGAAGTCGGCATGGTTTATCTGATCAACAGGTGTACCGTTTCCTGATCCATCATCATCACGAATGTTTCCATACGGGTATTCTCCGTCTGGACCATCAGTGTTTGTCTTTGTCTTTAATTCTATAGCCATAATTATGTGTAATTGATAAGTAAAAAACCTACATCCTGAACTTGTTTTATTCTTAAAATCAGTTGCCTAAACTCATCCTTCCTAGTGGTTGGAACGTTAGCATAAGACCCGATCGGATTTCCTCCAATAAAGAATGTGCACTTAAGGGTACCTCCAAGATCGAAGTGATAATCTCTTTCCTCTTCGATGTGGTTTACTATTTTGTTTGCGTAGTAACCACCGTATTTGAACAGGCCGTAATTCTTCTGACCATATTGAACTTTAGATTTAAGGTTGCTCAATCCAGTTACCTGCTCAGGTGTTTTCGTGAAATATCCGGTAGGGTAAAGTGGAAACCTATTCTCATACACATATACATTGAATCCGGCTGATTGCAGCTGCTCTTCAAGATGTAAATAGTGGCCTTTCTCCGGAGTGTTACCAGGATAATTTAACTTCCTTTGGATGGCCAGCTTTCGAACGGATAAAGTATTCGCAGAACCATCCACCATACCGAGCCTGCGTTCCCAATCTGTAGCATCGTCAGCTGTAAAGTTTGCATTGTCCGGAAGTATGCTGTTGTGAATTGCAAGTGCATCCTGATAAGCTTGTGCCTCACTCACAGCTAAACCACGATGGAAGGCTTCGAGATATCCATTCAATGGCATCTTAAACGCTCTACCTGTTGGGTAAAGTTGTTTTGTGAGGGCTAATATTTTATCAGAAATACTAGACATAAGTAACCGTATTTAAATTTGGAATGTAACCATCTGTAAATGTGAAGGTGGATTTACTCACACCATCAACTGTGAAAGATACTGTCGTAAAAACTGCACCTGGAATAGCTGACACTATTATTCCGATCAACTTATTTGTATCGAGAATATCATTCTTATCGCTAAGAATATCAGCTCCGGACACAAATGGCCTAATTTCAGATATTGCGGCTGTGAACGCTGAGAGAAGTAATGTTTTTTGAGCGGCTGTAACACCAGTAAATCCAGTTATTGTAATCCCAATTTCCTTAACTGTAATTGGAAGAAAGTTTACTACAACCTGTAAAGGCCTGCGACCTCTTTCATTTAATGCGAGAGTCGTATCCGGATTAAACTCCACAACATCTTCAACATCATCCAAAATTGACTGTGATGGTGTGCCTTTTCCATCAGTAGAATCGGCAATCGTGGCTTCAACATAAAGATCAATCTCACATGGTGAGCCGCTTTTAGCATAGGGATATACCTGCTCAACACCCTGAGCATCTTGTGACCATAACCTATAGTCCGTTGCAGCACCTCCCTGAGGTTCCATTCTGTAGGAATTAAGTACCTCCTCTCGGTATTCCTCAGTGTCCTCAGCTGCTAAAGGTTGAACCACTATAGCTGAAACATATACACTCGCAGGACCGCTATTAACTAAAGCTATAGGTGCCGTTGGACTTAATGTGTTAAGCACATCAAGTTTTGAATCAGTACCTGGTGTTAAGGCGCGGACTGTTATAGTATCGGTTGATCCTGCAAGAGTGTGAGAACTGTCAAGAATAAATAAATAGCCGGGGCTCGCAGAAGTATCATCACTTTTAAATAAGGTCTGACCAGGTATAGTTGCACCCAGTGTTCCAGTTACAGTTAATGTATATTGACCGGCAACTGCAGCAAACGGGTTTCTTCCAATCTTAACGCGACCAAACCTTTCCAATGTTCCACCCATGCTCTCTGGTTCTGCAGTATCCACAAAAATGTTTTTCTGTAAGTTGGCAATGGCTAAATAATAGAGCTTTAATTTCGCAGCCTGAACACTGGCCGTAGCCCTAAGAAATACTTTACCGATAAGAGAAATGGATACTCCCATTTCCGCTTCCAGATCAGCTTTTATTGAGGTGTATAAATCGTTAAGTGTTGGAATGGTTATCATAGGTAAAAATCATTATTGAAGTCTGCGATAAAGAAGTCACCGTCTGCTTTCTTTTTAAAATTGATGATGATTATTTTCTCACCCTTCGCCTCAAAGACGACGCGGATGCTTACATTAATTCGATCAGTTGCCACAATGGAAACCTTAACCTCAACAGTTGCTCCAAAATCTTCAAGAAATTCAAGATCTTTTTTTATTGCATTCTCAATTGTTACACGACCGGCACTGGTAAGTGGAGTGTTGTTTAACGTTCGCTCGGTTTCCGAATTGAATTGAGCAGATGGTGTATCACGAAATAATAAGCGATTTCCCCACCAATCAAAAGACTGAACGGGAACCTCTGCTTCCGTGGATTGTTCCACGTTACCACCGAACATGGCCAAATAGATCATGTTCTCTAAACCAAATACCAAAGCAAGATCACTGCCCTTTATTTGAACATCCCCACCATTTAAGGTTTCTATGACAGCTACATCGAAACTCATCTGTGCATTGTTGATCCTCCTGTGGAAGGAATAACACTCACCTGTTTTTTATCTCCTTTAACTTCGGTAACGGATCCTGGAGGAGTGTTAACGGTGATCTCAGCTTTCGCTTTATTATCCATCCACTTCGGATTAAATAATTCTTTGTTTCCTGTTTGGGTGTACTCCAACTGATTTGCCATGTCAGCAGTTTTTGCACTATTACTTAATGCAGCAAGTCGAGCCTGTATGTCACTGTTTTTAGAGGCCAGTTCCATAATCTTATCTTTATCAGCTCCAAAAACTCCCTTCGCTTTCTCCTGTTCAATGAGTAAATTGTTATCAGCTAGTCGCTTTTCAAATAGTTTTTTCTCTGCCATGGCCGCGCGCGCGACAGCCTGTTCACGGCTTAATCCTTGCTCTTGATATTTTTTGGATAACTCGTTTACTCTTGTGATCTCATTGTTGAATGAATTTTGCTTTTCTTTCTGCACTCTTTTTTCTACCTCATCCAATCCTTTAACTAAAGCATATACGCTGGCTACTAAAGTTCCAACAGCAAGAGCGGTAGCAACAAAAGGATTCATAGACATGGCAAAATTGAGTGCTCTCTGAGCAATAGTACTTGCTGTGGTTGCTGCTGTGTATGAACGCATCGCTGCAGAGTTTCCTTGTATTGCAAATAGTAAAGTCCCAGATCTGCTAGCTGCTAAACCAGCTGCTATATTCCAAGCAGTAAGTGCAACTTTGCTACCTATAATTAATGCCTTCCATGCTGTAAAAACTACAATAACATCAAGACCTACTGACACTATTGTATCAAGATTATCAGTAACAAACGCAAGAGCTTTCTTTACTTTTACCATACCTGCAGCTGCTTTATCGCTTCCGGTTAACATGTTAATCCACGCAGCCTTTAACTCATTGAGTTTTTCTTCCAACGTATCAGATCTGGTTGCAGCGGCTTTCTGCGCTTCGCTTGTACCTGTAACGCTATCAGTAAATTTTTTGAAGGTCTCAATGTTGCTTAAGAGAATCTTACCAGTAGCGATGTTTTCGGCTCCGAACATTTTTAAGATCGCAGCATCTTTTTCTTTCGCGGTTTTTAGCTTGTCAATTTTTGCCCGGGCTTCCTCCAAAGCATCATTGATCTGGAACTGCCCAGACTTATATCCGACACCAGCCTGTTGAAGCTTAAGAACAGATCCTCTTAGTTTTGTTCCGGCCTCTGCCCCGAAGACTGAAAACTTACCCAGTGTTTGAACTAAACCTACCGATTGTTCAAGAGTAATGTTAGCGCCTTTAGCAACTGAACCGAAATTCACGAAAGCTTCAGATGTCTGAACAATAGATGAGGCACCGACATTGGCACCAGCTGCGAGTACATTAATGGTACGATCAGCCTGATCAGCCGCGAAATTGAATTGGTTCATTATACCAATTAGGCTTTCAGCTGATGGTCCCAATTCATCACCGGATGCTTTGGATAAAGTGATCACTGCTTTCGTTACGGACCCAATTGCCTGTGGAGTTTTAGCAAAGTCAGCATTCAATCCTGCAATTTTCTCAAAGGCCTCAGCGGTATCGATTGAAGATTTCTTTGTATCCTTAGCCACCTGGTTGATCATTTGCTGGAAAGGAGCGAACTCCTTATCCGTTCCTCCAACAATGGTCCTGAAGGAGGCTACTGCTTTCTCATATTCCATTATGGATTTGGCTGAGAAGGTAGCACCTCCAATAACAGCAGTTGCCACAGCTGCAGCACTTGCCATTCCCAATAATTGCTTCTGAGTTTCGGATACTGCTGGTGTGAGTTTTTTAAACCAGCGCTCCTGCCTTGCAATACCTGAAGATGATACACCAATAAAGTTGTTCATGCTCGCGGTCATTTTTCTGACCGGAGCAGTTAACTTATCTACTGCTGTGAAGATACTTGGTATGACAAATTGTGCAGCCACTTTATTTTTTAGGTGGGGTGTTTATCTCTCTCACATCATCGTACCAATACTCCAACCCCTTGTAGTCTTGATCATCAATAAAAAAGCCGCCTATAACTTCTGGCGGCCAATGAAATTCCCTGACAACACTCTTAATCATGTTGTCGATACTGGTTTGATTTACATAAAAAAAATTGCCACCTTCTTTACCATGTTATAATCCTCAGTATCGAGGGCTTTAATTACATTTTTAGGCTGGCCGGTCAAAACAGATCCATAAGCAGTGATCATTCCGTAGATATCATCTGACTTAACGCCAGACATCGCTGCCTGAATTTGAGCTGCACTGATTCGAGGTGAAAATAAAAGTTCAGTTGTGCTCACATCACCCTTTATTGGAAATAAAAGTTTGTACTTTATTACTTTTGAATCAGCCTCTATAACAAAGGCACCTTCCTCAACAGCATCAGTTAATTCATTGATGGCTTCCTTCTTTTCATCCCTGCGTTTTTCCTTAACGTTTTTGAAATCCAACCAAGCTGCAATTTCCTTTTCCGCGATATCTCTAGATACTGCTCCCATATTATCCTACAATTTTTTTAAGATCGTTACTGCCTGCAATTTTCAAATTGAATGTAGCGGTGTTAGCATTCCCCTGGATATCTCCAACAGGAGAGCCGGTACCTTTCCACACAGTCCCATTAATGTGAGAGATGGTGAATGTGGCCTCAACAGGATCACCTGCTAAATCACGCATCTGTTTCACCTCATCAGCTGAGTTCATATCCCACGACATGGTGCCTTCAAAGGACCAGCGAACACGATTTAATTGTCTGATGGATTGACCACCGGTTGTGATCATGTTAGCATCATCGTTGCCTCGGATACCACCCTCATCAAAGGTTGAATCCTCATTTGATTTAGGTTTAAGGACACCACTTCCTTTTGTTGGATGGTTCCAGGTTATCTCGGTAATATCTCCACCTACTGGCATGTTTTATAATTTTTTTAGTTTAATGTTCCGAAATTAAAGCCGGCTTCTGCGGTCGTACTTGAAATCCTCGCCACTCCGCTGCGCTTGTACCTGAAGAATGTTTCCAACCTGTCAGGGTTTGATGTTCCAATTCCAACTTCAAGAGAATCCTGCATGAACTCAGGCTGTACAATGATCGCCCTGTTAGCAAGATCATCTGCATACTGAGACAGTATTGCAATCCACTGTTTTGGTTTAATCACATTGGTTGCTGATACCGTATCATCATTAGACGCAATCACATGATCAACCACGTTTGTTTGTTCAAGTAGGTAGTAGCCATAGCGAACATTCAAATCGATGTTGTATAGATTACGTACATAGCGATACTGAGGTGGATTCTCTCCAAGCTTATGATAAGTTGTTACGAAATCCTGAACAACATACTGCCCACCTACAAGGTCAACAGTTGAACATCCTTTTTTCACAAACTCATCGCGGTTATCATAGTCAGCCATAGAACCGATATCTGTCGGTGTTGGCATGTCAGGATATGCACGACCAATGACATCAAGATGCGGAGTATTCTGTGCGTTCACAGCTTGTAACACTGTCATGTTAGCGGCTGCTTCCATTGGCAATCCATCAGACTCCGGTGCCGGAGCGATAGCAATGGTAACATTATTTAAGCGCGCATCAGTAATCGATGTTGGGTCATCAGCTGTTGAGCCGGTAATTGCAACAAAAGGTTTCATCACAATACCTGTGAAACGACCGGTTGGATTTGTTGGATCGGGAATACCATTGAAATTTTCAAGAGCACTCATGATTGTAGAGACAGTTCCATAACTGTTCACTACAATAGTAACCCATTCATTTCCGATCGCATTAAGAGCTGCAGAAATTGAAGGAGTGCCAGATCCAGACTGAATGCTATTAACTGTATACGTTATACCAAGTGCGTTATCACCAGTATCTATTTCAACAGAAATGTCATTTGCGGTTAAGCCTTTCCACTTACTGGTAAGAACTGCTTCGTAATCATAATCAACTGCGCTCACAGGTGAACCAAGGATGTTGTTTACAGCATCTGTAATTTTCGCGGTAATGTCAGCAGTAGTATCACCTTCCAAGATGTTAATAGCATAGAAGTCACCATCCATACCATCGCGGCCAGCTACTTTCACATAGTGTGTACCATTTCCTGTAGCGGTTCCTGATGGAACAACAGTTAAAACTTTTGCAGTGGCTCCAACAGCTGCTTCCTGGACTGAGTAAATCACAGGGATTCCACCAACGCCATCACTCTGTTTTGGGTGCAGGATACGTGCAATTAAATAAGCCGGTGAACCATATCCATAAGCGTCACCAACTTCTTGGGCGCTTGTATATTGGGTTGGATCTGTATCTAAAGTGGCTTGATTTGCCGTGTTCGCTTCACATAAAACAAGGATACGCTGTGGAAGGTTAGGGGTTACTGTTTGGAAATTGCCCTTTGTGAGTTTATAACCTACAACACGGGAAATTCTTTCTAAACCTACTGCATCTGATGACATGAAATATTTTTTTGTAAAAATAGATTTGAGTTATTCCGACATAAAAAAAGTTCCGTTGATAACGGAATAAAATTTAAGAAGCTTAACACAGTACATATGTTTGTTTCGCTATATCACTTAACATGGTATTTAAGAAATCCCACAGCCTTACATTGTCCTCACGAATCAGTCATGAGTTCGGGTGGTATAGCCTTTGTTTGGTTGTGGGTACTTTTTTTATATGCGGGTAGGTGTCATTATTCCTTCGCGTGGTGACCGGCCACAACTTTTGGACAATTGCCTACGCATGTTGAAAAATCAAACCGTCCAACCAGAAATTATAGAACTTGTAAATCATCTTCCGGAAAGTAAAGAATGTGATATCACCAAAAGATACCGCGAAGGATATGATCGGTTGAGAAATAAAGCTATTGATGTGATCGCGTTGATGGAGGACGATGATTATTACTCACCTCAGTATTTGGAATCAATGCTGGGTGTGTGGGAAAAAAAGAAACGTCCTGATCTTTTAGGTACTGATTACACTATATACTACCACATAAAGTTGTTCTCTTATTTTATAATGCACCACATGGAGCGGGCCAGTGCCATGAACACCCTTATTAAACCCGACCTGAATTTCGAATGGTGTCCTGATAACGAACCTTACACAGATTTGCATTTATGGGATCTGGTGTCAAAAGGCAAATTGAATGGAGTGGTTTTTCACCCGACTAAACACTATTCAATTGGAATAAAGCATGGTGTTGGTATGTGCGGAGGAAGATCACATACCGACCGATTGCACCGGTATCAAGGAAATCACAGTACTCAGGATTACAGTAAGGACTTTCTCAGAGAACATATGGATGCTGAGAGTTTTAATTTCTATTCAAATTATTTTAAAAATGAAGCCAAATAAAATAACTCCACAGGTTTATAAAACCTTAGTTGAAACTGCAGCGAAGTTGCCACCATTCCAACGAAAAGATAAAAATGGAAACCTCCTTTGGAGAGCTGCATCCAGATTCGTTAAAGGATCTGAGCTTACGCAAAAAGTTACAGCGGACGGTAAAGCAATTAAACCTGATGAAATGTATGTTCAACAAGGAAGACAGCCATTGTTAGTTAACCACCAGGTTAATTTAATTGAGGTCTATATGAAGGATGGTCAGCCAGGAGTGGATGAATATGTGGACTTCTTTGCGAACATACATGAAGAAAGCAAAACTAAAAAAGAGAAAACATGATAATTACACTTTTACACCCATCGAGAAGTCGGCCACAAAAGTCGCGTGAAACATATGAGTATTGGATGTCACAGACATCAGGAACGGTAGAAATTGAACACATCCTTTCGTTGGATTTTAGTGATCCTTTTAACGAAGATTATTCAATGGTTGAAAAAGAGGGAGAAAAAGAACATAAGCCGTTCGGTAAAAATTCACACACAATAATCGATCATAACGACTGTGTTGTGGAAGCGACAAATCAAGCTGCAAAATTGGCAAAAGGTGACATACTAATTTATCTTTCAGATGATTTTAAGTGTCCGAAGAATTGGGATTTATTACTGGTCGAAAAGTTTAAAGATTTGAACCGGCCGGCGCTCATTAAAGTTGATGATTGTCTGCAGAAGTTCCACGTACCGGTTCTTACAATTCCAATCATGAACTCCTTATTGTTTAAGAAACTTGGGTATTTCTGGCATCCTGGTTACAGATCAATGTTTGTGGATGAGGATTTGTTTTGGGTTTGTGAAACAAACGGATTTATGATCTATGCTCCGGACCTACAGTTTCCACACGAACATCCAGCAAATGGTAAGGCTCAAAGTGATGAAACTTACAAAAGAAGTTCAGCGAATTGGGATCAGGGTAAAGCGATGTTTGCTAAAAGAAAACAGGAAGGATTTAAACTACCATGATTCTTTCAATACTCATACCGACATTGCCAGACCGAGTTCATTTTTTTGCAGAACTGAGGGATTCAATTATCAACGATTGCCCACCTGAATTATTAGGGCAAATCGAAATAGTTAGTGATCATCGACCGCGCGCTGGGTTGGAAGGTGGAGTCACTACCGGTGTCAAGCGAAACGATATGTTGATGAAAGCGAAGAGTGAATATGTGTGGCAAGTTGATGATGATGATAAGCTATTCCCATATGCGATATCTGAAGTGATAAATGCCTGTAAAACCGGTGCTGATGTAATCGGAATTAATGGTATCATGACAACCGATGGATTGAATGAACAAGGGTGGGAGATACGTTTGGGTCATGCTTACAAAGCAGAGATACGGGACGGAAGAGAATATTATTTCCGGTTTCCGAATCACATCACCCCTATGAAAAGAGAACACGCATTGAAAGTCAAATTCCCAAACAAAACAATATTTGAGGATTATGAATGGGCTTGTGCTCTTCGAGATCTAGGAGTTTTAAAAACACAAACCGTAATTGACAAACCAGTTTATCATTATAGAGTAAGATCAAAAAAATAAACATATGTATTCACAAGGTAAAGAAGAGGAAGTTATTGTAAAATTCTTCAACGGGAGAAATGGAACTCTCCTTAGTATTGGAGAGAATGATGGAAAAACATTTTCAAATTCTCTGCGATTGATTGAATTAGGATGGGATGCTGTTCTGGTAGAACCTTCACCTGTTGCTTTTCAAAAGATGTTCGATCTGCACAAGGACAATAAAAAAGTGTGCATGGCCAGGGTTGCTATAGGAATTGTTAATGGTAAAGGTGTTCTTCACGAATCAGGACATCATCTCCCGAATCAATCTGATGTGGCATTACTAAGTTCATTAAAGAAGGAAGAAACCGTTAAGTGGAAGCGAGTGGACTTCAAAGAGCAGGATGTGGACGTTTTAGATTTCAAGACATTCCAAACCCTAGTGCCTAAAAAGAATTATGATTTCATAACCATTGACGCAGAGGGAATGGATATCGAGATCCTTAAGCAAATCAACTTATCAAAAACGCATCTTCTTTGTATAGAGTATAATGAAAATGTGCAGGCGAAGGATGAAATAATAAAGTATTGCGCAGAGTTCGGAATGTGTAATCTTCTTTATCAATCCGGAGAAAATTTGATAATAAGCAGATGAAGCGGATACTAAAAGGTATTGAGGTTAATAAGATCTTTAAAGTAATTGATAGCTGTTATACCAGTGAGCACTTACACACTACTTGGTTATGGATTATTGGAATGAACTTAGATCAGAATCAGACATTCAATGCGCTTAGCTTTTTAAAACACATCGAAAACAGAGAACGTAAATTAAAACTATATGAAACGACCATACTTTGACAACTGGCAAAGAGGACTTATAAAGTCCAATACCCTCACCGGAGCACTAGTGCTACTGAAGCTAAAGAAAGAAATCTTATTAAGAAACATATCAAGACTATTCTAATGAACTCAAAAACCGTCATTTTAAATTTTGCGAATAACGTGGGGCGATATGCTCAAATGCAAAAGCGATTAATCCAGGCGCTGGATAAAGTAGGATACAAAGGAGATTTGGGGTTCTTCCAACATGAAGAACATATTCACCATAACTGCCCTTACCATAAATCAGAAGATCCACAACACCATCAGGAAGGTAAGGTGGTTCCATATGCTTTCAAAGCATGGGCTATAAATGAAGCCGTAAAAAAAGGATATGAAACAATCATATGGATGGATTCTGCCGTTTACCCTAGCAGGGATATAACTCCATTCATTGATCACATCAATCAACACGGTTATATATTTTTTGATAACATCGGCTACTCTGTTGGTGATTACACCTCAGATGCTTGTTTAAATAAGCATGGATGGAGCAGGGAAAAAGCCTTTGGTGCAAAGATGATCATGGCTTGTCTAATGGGATTCAATACAAAATCGCTTGACGCAAAGAAGTTTATACATCAATACTTTGAGGCTGCAAAGGATGGTATAAGTTATCAAGGGTCTTGGAATAATGCCAACGGTGAAGTAAGTGAAGATATGAGAGTGAAAGGTCACCGACATGATCAGTCGGTTGCGAGCATGATAATCCATGATATGAAGTTGACAATCACAAATGCACAGGATACTTTCTTCGCGTACACTTCACATAAAGGAATTTTAAAAATCGCGGACAGTGTTTGTCTGTGGTCAGAGGGAATTTAAAATAAAAGAAAAATGGGATATACAAGTTTCACACTCACTTTGGTAACTGAATTGTTGGCAAAGTTTAATCCTAAGTCGGTGATCGATTTAGGTGCACAGAATAATTATGCGCAACCAAAGTTGCCGGCACCATACATGAAAGAGTGGTATGAAGAACAGAAAATTGATTATCTGGCTATCGATATTAATAATGAGAATGGTGCTGCACCACTCGACTTAAGCAAACCATTACCCGTTGATTTTATTGAACGATGTGATATGTTAGTTGATGCCGGTACGAGTGAGCATGTGAGTGACGGCAAGGGTGGTCATGATATCAAGGCGATTTATAACTGCTGGAAAACTAAAAACGATCTCCTGAATATAGGAGGCATAATGCTAAATGAAAATCCAAAGACGGGGAATTGGCCTGGGCATGGATGTAATTATTATACTCAGGACTTTTACATCAAGTTAGCAGAGTTGCAAGGTTATGAATTATTAAGTCTGCAGGAGAACGCTGCAATGGGTAACGTCACAGATGGATGGAATGTAACCTGTGTTCTAAGAAAGGTCAATGATCACAAGTTTATTTCTTTGGAAACTTTCAAGCTTTGTGGTATTAAGACATCGTGAAACTAGTAGCAATATATAATGTTTGGGACGGTGTAGAATTACTGCGCGGGTCCATGGAATGTCTGAAAGATCATGTGGATTTCTTCATTATAGTCCACCAGGATGTGTCAAATTTCGGTGAGAAGTATGACCCCCTTCCAGAGATTAATCTTGAAGGGGTAAATTATTTCCTAATAAAGTACACTCCGGAACGATTAGGTGGTGCAAATAACGAAAGAGCAAAACGCAATTTAGGTATTGAAGCTGCTAAGACTTATGGATTCACACACTTCATTCTTATGGATACTGATGAGTATTACCAGGACTTTGGTAAAGCGAAGGAATTATACATTCAATCTGGAGCTTCAGGATCCGTATGTAAATTATTCACCTACTTTAAGGAGCCAACCCTTCGTTTTGAAACAGAGGATGGATATTATGTGCCATTTATTCACCAACTGAAGCCAAACACTGAAGCTGGCCGAAAGGAATACCCATTCTATGTTGATCCTACCAGGCGAATAAATGAGGTTAATGTGGCGGAGTTACCAGCGCACATGCACCACTTCAGTTGGGTAAGAAAAGATATTGAGAGGAAGGCGAGAAATTCTAGCGCGAAAGCGAATCTGGAACGCGGAACCATGCTGCAGGATTACCACAATCCAGAAGTCAAGGAGGGGTTTTATGTGCGAGATTATGATAAGAAATTGATTCGTGTTCCAAACCAATTCAATATTTTATTGTAATTCATTCCCAGTTAAAGCATAGTAAAGGTTCTGTAATTGATGGACAAACTTTATATTCGGAACATCCAAATCATAATAGGGGTCATCTCCAAAGCTACTAACAGCAAAGTGGCATTTTGTGCGCCACGCGGTTAAGTCGTCAAAATATTTTATAGGATAAAGACCAAGAACACAGTCTTGATCTTGTTTAAACCCAAACTTAACGAGCCATTCTTCAGTTATAGAAATTGGTTCAAACCATTTGCCAGGATAGTGGTTGCTCACAGTAAATTTTTCCTCTTGAATTAGCGTAACAAGTCCCACACCGTGAAATTGGTTTAGGTGATCTTTGTCAGGTTGAACATAATTTCCCAACCTCAACTCGTTTAACTTAATCATTGCTTCCATATTTAAAAATTATTTTCTTCTTAATACCATATTCACATAGTCCTGCCATGTGTAATTCGGAATCTTCGCTAAACGACAAGCCATCGAGGTGAGTATATCCTTTAAAGCGAGGTTATACACGCGCACATCCCACATGTGATTCTGGGCTGTTTGAGATTTCTTAACCCATCTGGCCGCAATACCTTCACCGTCTTTACGCGCTTCAATAACACGATGTTCTGATTCGAAGTGCTCAAAGTAATTACTAAAAAGATATTTACCTTCGGATGGTGTAGGGAAATTCATAAAGCCTGGCGGCTGCTTATCATCAACACCGTTATTCCATTTTAAAGTCATTAGACTTGAAAGAATATCTTTCACCTGACCAACTTCAACCAGATATAACTTTGATCTCTCTTTCCCGATTTTAAAAGTCGGTAGATCCTTACCGTATGGTATATACTTATCAACGTCTTTACCTTTCAGTCCCACAATTGTCGGTGTGTTTTTTTTATCGATGTATGGATACGCAAGATGAGAGTAGTGGCCAGTGTCAATTCCGGTCATGAGTATCTTCATTTTGCGGCCCGTATCTGTCATGTAAAAGGTATCAAGGATTTTATCAAGTTCGTTCCAAACAGAGTTAGGTTTATTGTGTTCATACGTCCACCTTTCACGATCTTCTTTGTGCTTTAGTGTAGATTCCCTTGGAATAAATGTACCAATGCTACCATGAACAACACTGTAACTCGATCCTGTTTCACTCCATGCTACAACCTCATAATCCAAGCGCGCATCATCTATAAATCCACGCGCCTCATTCCGGATAGTACCGTTCAAGTCACAAGCGCAGGTTAACAAAACAATCTTACCATTACCATCCTGCTCCGAAATCTTCTCAGGTATAGTGCCGATCTCATAGTTTCGAACGTTCCTTTGTAAGTCTGAAGCTTCTGGTGCCTCACCTTGTTGCTCATAAGTCTCACCGAGAACTACGTTAACAAATGTTTGGTACTTTTTTTCTTTTCTTTTTTCACCTGCGGGGTTGGCCTGAATGTACTGATTAACGTAGAACTCCCACGAATCCATACCAGGAGGTGCATATAAACTACTTATTTGATAGGAGTAATGATCTTTTTCTTTTGGAATGACGGTCGGAACCCACATGCCATTGAGATTCATTTCGTATTTATGAGTGTCATTAAAGAACTGCGAGCACTTCTGACAGATATATCCGACACTTTCAGAGATCACGGATCCGTGATTATCAAGTTTCCATGTGATACCAGCTGATTCTTTTTCATCTATTGGAACTGACCACTTCAACACTATGGGTTGGTTGCAGCAAGGACAGGGTACGTTGTAAAACCTCTGATCACCTAACTCAAATACTTCCTCAATGTTACTTTGCCCTTTAACTTGTGGAGATGATACCCAATATATTTTTTTCTTATGGGCAAAGGATGATGTTCTTTTCTGAACTAACTCACGTGTGGCACCGGCTTCTTTTGAACTGGAAGGCGCTGCATCATAATCATCCACAATCATAATCATAACATCATGCTGCCTGAGTAAATTGTGATTTGTAACGCTTCCACTTTTAAAGTCACCACCAGCGAACTCTTTACTTTTGTTGGTGTCACCGGTCCTGCTGTTCTTCGCCCTTAAAATACTCGGACGAATTAAAGGTCGTAACCCACAATTATCAATCATATGATCGATCTTTACCACCGCAGCTTCTGAAAGATCACTATGACCAGTTAAAAACATGATATTGCCTGGATTCTGTGATATGGTATAACCAACCACAGGATTGAGAACCGCTGCAGTTCCACCGAGCTGCGCACCCTTCATGATGGAAATCTCTTTTGCAGGATGATCCTTGGCGGCACAATCCAAAGGCTCTCGCCAATAAGGTGTAAGGTTAAAGGAGAATGGGCCAGGAAAAGCAGATCCGCGTGGCATGATCATGTTTTGTTCGTACCATTCTGAAGGTTTGATATCGGACACATGTAAGCGCGTACCTTCAATGATATCTTCTAAAATGCTTTCGTAAATTTCCATGCTAACCGTGTTCCCCTACAGCTTTACTCGCACTATACTCCTCAACAATGTTCTTAATTCCTTTTTTTGTGGCAGCGATCGCAGCATCGACAGATTTATTTACAATAGAAACCAACTGCTTTCTAAGATCCGCTACCTCAACACTACTGAGTTGTTTTTTTTGAGATATAATTACTATCAAATTCTCACTGGCTTCGTTGTACGCAACCTTTATACTCTCTGAGTGCTGGATGAACAGAGGCTTTACAATCTCAGTGGGGATTAATTCGCCACGTAACTTTTCAATCTGAAGTTGCCGGTGTTCAGTGTCAGCAATTTTTTTATTCAGTTCAGCCTGTTTAAGTTCTTTGTCCAATTCGTAACCGGACAAATTACCATTGGAAGCAGGTGTTCTTTTGTTTTTTTTTGAAGAATCCTGTGTCGGTGATGCATCTTTTTTTTCTGGAACCTCAACTTTAAGTGGAATGACAACCCCGGTTTTTTCACGCCTCTTCTTTAAAAAGTCAGCGTTCTTCTCTTCAGAATCATCGATTTTATCATCTTTAGTCAGGGTAATTTTCTGCCGTTTAATGTAAACTGCCAGGGCATTTGTAGCCAGACCGCAGAGCTCCGCAAATTGTTTTTTAGTGTGTAATGCCACGTTGAAGTTCTATTTGTTGCAACAACGTAAATGCTATAAAATCAGTTATTTATAGTGTTGCCACGATAGAAGTATAAGCATTTTTAGATATTGTTGCAACAAAAATAGGTTTGTTGCAACAGATTTTAAGCTTGTTTTAAGCCATTACAGGGTGGCGTTTTTCATTGGAGAAATCAGATTAGCGAGGTTCTGAAAATGCGGCATAGGTCAAGGAAATGGCAACAGCCTCTGAAATATGTGTAATGAGGGACAAAAACGCGGCTTCGCATATATTGCGTAGAACCAATATCGTTGGGGGAGTACCTTTGATGATCAATAAGTTATTTTATTTTAATCTATTCCTAGCTGCGGTTTGTTCCTCGTACCAAAATTTCTGCGTTACAAAGTCGAACGGCCAATCCTTTACAGCTTTGCGCTTGATATTGTTATCATTAGGGATATTTTTCATGAAGTTGTAAGCTGATAGCTGCTCTTTTATCCAATACTCTTGTGTTATATAGTCATCTGGCCATTTACTTGATGCGACTGCCTTGATTTGTTTAACTATTTCGTACTCCATGGCCAGTTCATTTGCCTCTAAGTCAGATTGTAGATCTTGGATTTCCTTGTCTCGTTCTCGTTCAATTCTCATGTCTGTGCATACTAAAACAGAAAATTCTTCTCCAGTTTGACTGGTTTTTATTAGGTATTCAAACCTTTTATTTCCACTAACCCAATAGTATTTAACTCCATGAATACTATTTTCCCTCGGAGATCCAAACGTATGGACAAGATTGGAGAAAATGTCCTTATTAAAATCTCTCATTGTGTCTTTCTGAATAATCTCACCCAACAATGGGTATTCTTCAGTCCTCCATAATTTATTTTTATAAAAATGAAACCTGATTCCATCAATTAAATTGAAATGATCAGTTTCATTTCTTACTGCCAAAGAACTATCAGAAAGCAATGTGTAATTGTGTTGTTTTATGAAGCCGTAAACCTGATCAACAGAATTACCAAATTTAAAAAAGCTGATGCTGTCGTAAGTTTTTCCGGTTGCCAAGCTTGAATCTTCTATTTCGCGTGCAGTTTTATGGTGCCATGACTTTTCAGTAAGGTCGTTTTTTTGAGTTTCACATGAGTTGAATAAAATAATGCAAGCGACAATCGATAATATTCTCATAGATACATTTGAAAATCAAATATAAGAGAATATTTCAATTAACTATACAGGCAGAAGACTTCCTAATTTTTCAAATTCCTTGCTTGTTCGGTTGGTTGTTTTCGCGATGTAATAAGTGTTTGTTGTGGATTCACTTTTATGACCAAGTTGGTTCATTATTGACCTAGTGCTCGCTCCATTCTGTTCCAATAAAGTTGCATGTGTTTTTCGGCCAGTGTGAGTAGTAAGGTGTTTTTTTATGCCAGTTGCGAGAGCTACTTCCTTTAAAATTCTATTATACGTCTGGTTGGCAATCACAGGCATTTTATAATCGTACTTTTTAAATATTTCCATTGCCTCTGGAAAGATGTAAACATCATTCTTTGTGCCGTTTTTGGTTCTTTCTCCAGATAACCACATCTTGCCATTTATCTCCACAATATCATAGGAGTAAATATCTGAATAGCTCAAACCCGTAAAGCACTGGTAAACGTACAAATCTGCTACTATTCGGTAAATGTCATTTGTGAAGTTGTAAATCATCAATTTCTTTATTTCATTCGGTTCAAGATAAACAATTCCTTTCGTTTTATCTCTCTTCGTTTCAACTGAATAAAGCGGATTGTTTATGATATATTCCATTTTAACAGCGTAATTCATTGCCCTCTTACACATTTCAATATGGCGCGCGCTATGTGAAGCACAACAAGTAGGTAAATTCTTATGTAACCAGAATTTAAGATCTTCCATCAACTTTGGCTTAATATCCTCTAAAGTCGCCTCCGATAGACCCTTTGAATGAAGGAATAATGAGATATTACCATACAAGCTTTCGTGTTTGATAACAGTACTTTCTCGTAAACATTCCTCGATGGCTTTTCGATTGTTATACTCTCGTAGCATAGTTAAAAATACTATCCCTTTCGGGGGTTCGGTCGGATTTCTCTTAAAGAAATTTAGTGCCCTTTTTAATGTATTTATCATAATTCAGATTACCTGAAAATTAACGGCAGAAATCAGGAAAGTGTGGAGGATTATCCCCATTGTTATAAACAAAGGAGTGTTTAAAATGATAAAAGCCTTAGATAATTAAGGCTTTTAGCGATTCGGTATCAAGATCGTGCTCCCACCTGGACTAGAAACCTTGAGTTCTGTCTTTATGGTTCCGAATCTTGTACCGTTTCGGCTTATAAAGCCTTTTGGCGCTTAAACACTCTGATTATTGATCAGAGCCGGTTCGTTCAAGCACCAGGGGAAAAGACCCCTTCAGGGCTAACTTAAGCATTTCCCTTAAGTTATCAATCTCGGATTTCATTTGCGAAATCATAGCATCTTTCCATGGGTTAGAGGTCTGAGTGTCTTTTTGGGGCTCAAACATTTCCCCTATCCCTTTAGATAAGAATTGATAGTTGACGTTCAATCCCGTGCAAATTAGTTTAATAGTTGAAGAGGAGGGTTTTGTTGTCTCGCCATCCGCAATTCTTTTTAGGGTGGTGTACTCCATTCCGATAATTCTGGATGCTTCCTTCGCGTCAATTCTTAAACTTTTCAACACGTCTTGAAGCCTTGTGTTTACTGTGCTTTTCATGGTTTGTTTGTTTTTAATGTTAATAATATTAGCTTGCATCTGCTTGCAAACGCAACAGTCTTGCAATACATTTGTACCGTTGTCACATCAATTTGACAAAACAAATATAGCAAATGTTTGCTAAACACAAAATTTTAACACAAATGGCTAAAACGGCAATATTAAGCCCAACCGACCTGAGACTGAAGATCTCTAGACTTAAAGAGGGTGTTAAGGGGCGCATCGATTACACCACACTGTATGAGTATGAATACGGAAAACAACCTGCAGATGTCATTAATAAAATAAGAATGGTGTGGAACCTACGTGATGTGGACGCTGAAATTACTGCACGACTTGAAAAGATCATTAAGAAGTATAACAAACAAGCTGTATAAAATTTATGGGCTTAATACAACCGAAACCTTACAAGCAATTTGACCGCGCAACAGGTCAATGGAACATAGTAGTTCCACCTCCACAAGATTATAACAGGCCAGAAAAAAGATCTGGATTAGTAAAGGAGGTTTTGAAACCTAAAGGAAGAATTACAGGACGTACATACACTTACGTTGGTAAATCTGACCGATACAAAAAAGTAAGTAAGTACAAAGGATCAGAAGGGTTGGTATATAAAGCGAATTACTGTGATGGTCACACAAACGTCACAGCTTACAAAACAGAAGAGGAAGCTGCACTCGCAGTTGATCAACACCTTATCAAGTTAGGTAAGGCTCCTATTAATATTTTAAAACCGGCTGCAGCATGTCAGAAGTAAGCTTCAATGGTGGTTTACTCGCCTTCATAATCATCTCTGGATTATCAGCTGGTTTTTTCCTGATAGGAATTATCATGATAGTAACAAAATGGAAATCAAAAGAAGAAAGACACTGGCAAATTAAAGATTGATGGCAAAGCATTTTTATAATACAGTTCCAGTTAAAGGTCAAACCGAAATGGCTCTTGAAGAGAGTAACAAAGGGTTAGAGGAAGCTATAATGTTATTCGTGTATGGAAGATTTCCAGGAGGAAGTTTTACTCCATACGAAGTACAGGAGAAGTTGCAGGAACGCGGATTATTCAGAAAGGAAAGCTCTATTCGAAGAGCCTTAACAAATCTTACTGATCCTGTTCTGTGGGGATTTCTTTTTCAAACCGGAGAAAAGAGAGTGAACACTAAATATAGTAACGTCCCAAATAACTGTTGGAAACAATACACATGGGCTTAAAGGAAATAATTCTGTGTCTGCTATTAGTGTGGGCACTTATTGAAAATATTAAAACACCAAGGTTCGATGATCACAAATCTTAAACGGGTTCAATTTTCAGATTCATATCTGAGGATGAATAGAGTTATGAAAAAACAAAACAGGGTAGGAACAGTTGTTGGGTTCAATTACAACGGAACTTTTGTAAAAGTTCTTTGGGATGGAAACGTAACTCCAGTGTCTTATCACGTTGAAAATTTAAGGGTGGCTGACATTGAAGAAAACAGATACAATTCATTCAGTTTTCCAACATATAAAGATCCAGCAACGCTGACATCGGACGATTACGACTATCTGAGTGACTGGTTAAAACGTCTTAAGGAATATCAAAAATATTTAGGCATTGTAAGTATGAAGCAGGCTGAAAGAAGATGGCAAATGATCCAAACAACAAAAGAGATTGAGAGACTGGAGATAGTATTAATGGTTAACGAACAAGTAGCATGATCAAAGATCAACTCACTGTCCTTGGTGACCTGTATGAGGATACCAAAGATCACCTCAACGCGATAGATGTTCGTGTTCATGATGAGAACAAACTATTTAAAGTGTTTCAAAACTTAAGGGATATCAGAGATATCGCAGCTGTTAATGTTCCTAAAGGAAGGATTTACATCGCGGGTAAGATCGGAGGTTTACAGTACTCAGAGTACACATTAAAGTTTTCATTAGCAGAAATAGAACTCTTAAAGAGGGGGTTTGAGACCGTTAGTCCTTTAACTCTACCTCATCAGCACGAAAGAAGTTGGAAGTCCTATATGAAGGAAGATTTGGAAGCGCTTAAATCATGTGATCACTTGTTTGCTCTTTCAAATTGGGAAGACAGCCGTGGTGCCAGAATTGAAGTGTGGTTTGCTAAGAGGTATAACAAAACCATCATTTATCAGTAATGGAAGTTAAACCAAAAAAGTGCCGTTACTCAAAGTGTGATAAGAAGTTTATCCCATTCAGATCGACAGATCCAACATGTCCGAATGATACATGTAGAAGGGGATTTGAAGCGGAAAGGAAAAAACAGAAGGAATTAAAAGCAAAGTCTTACAACAAGCGAAAAGAGCAAATAGCAAACATGGCAACATCACACCTCAAAGATACTCTGCAGCTGCGCATTAACCGCATCTCAAAGCTTCTGGACAGAGGGCATCCATGTATGGGTACAGGGAAAGATGATTACACAACAACAGCTGGCCACTTCTTTTCAATTGGCGCTTATCCTGAATTAAGATATCACCTAATGAACATCTTTAACCAGGATGCGGATGATAACTCAAAAAACGGAGGGAGGGGTAACAAGAATTACGAAGGTAGGTTGGTATCAACATTTGGATTACCTGTGTACGAAAGTATTCTGGCTTTAAAACGCAAAATAAAAAGCCTTCACATATCAGGATCAGAATTGAAAGATGCCTGCAGGATAGCTCATCAGATCATTAGGAAGCTGGAAAGTGAGAATAAGATGTACACCACATCAGAGCGCATTGAAAAAAGGTTAGAGTTCAACCAATTATTAGGAATATATAAATAACAATCATGGCTAAAAAGAAAACAGAAATTGAGATTAAAACACAGGCAGAGCTCGATGCTTTAGATGTAAATTTTAAAGGAAAGATCTTTATCACAGGCAATCTGGATAGGATTGACAAAGATTATCCGAACGCAGAAGTTCACATTAAAGATGGTGCATACGTATGGGCGGTATGTGGTTCCGCGCAGATTCGTGACGTTTACGGTTCCGCGCAGATTAGTTACGTTTACGGTTCCGCGCAGATTAGTTACGTTTCCGGTTCCGCGCAGATTAGTTACGTTTACGGTTCCGCGCAGATTAGTTACGTTTACGGTTCCGCGCAGATTCGTGACGTTTCCGGTTCCGCGCAGATTCGTGACGTTTACGGTTCCGCGCAGATTAGTTACGTTTACGGTTCCGCGCAGATTAGTTACGTTTACGGTTCCGCGCAGATTAGTTACGTTTCCGGTTCCGCTAATGTGCTGTTTCTTGATGGGGATGCTAAGGTTTCCATCACCGGCAAAGGAAATAATATCGTTTCCTGCTATGAAGGCTGTAAACAAAACGTTTCAGCTCCTCCTACAACTACAATAGTAATGCTCGATCGCTTTAACGCGACATGGGATGCCTATGCCAACTTGTTTCCTATAAAAGTTGAGAATGGAATCGCTACCATGTACAAAATGGTAAGAAAAATAAATGATAAGTACGTTTCCAACCATGATACCTCTTTCGAGTATGTGATCGGACAAATGGTTACAGAAAAGTGTGATGCTAATACAAATGTAGAATGCTCTCACGGTATTCATGTCTCTCATAGAATATGGGCAATTCGTTTCGGTAGTGGATGGGACAACCCTGTACTTCTCGAAATGGAAGTTGATATCACCAAAGTTGTAGTTCCTAAAAACTGTGATGGTAAGGTCCGTACATCAGAAGCTAAAGTTATTCGTGAAATTCCTTTTGAAGATTGGTATAAATAATGAAACGTATATCTCCAAATAACATACAAGAGCTCGAACCTAACCAGGTGTTTGTGTTCGGCTCAAATAAAGAAGGTAAGCACTATGGAGGTGCAGCCAGATTAGCAGCTGAAAAGTTTGGTGCAATCATGGGTAATGGTCATGGCTTACAAGGTCAATCCTATGCTATTGATACCATGAGTGGATTATCAGTGATCAAGGATGAAGTGCAAGCATTTATAAGCTTCGCTAAAGTAAATCCGTTTCAGGATTTTCTTATGACCGAAATCGGATGTGGAATAGCCGGCTACACACCTCAGGATATTGCGCCACTTTTCCAATCTGCTCTATCCGTTGAAAATATCTTTTTACCAGAATCATTTTTAAAAATCTTAACAGAACAACATGCTTAACGAATTAGCTCAGGAAATATTTGAAAACGCAAAATCCAAAGGGTTTTACGAAGATGGTGCGGCCACTAATACCGGAGAAAGGCTGTGTCTTATACACTCTGAAGTATCAGAAGCTTTAGAAGCTGACAGAAAGGGAAGATATGCTGATCTGAATGGATTCTATGAAAGAGAAAAGCAGATCGTTGAATCTTACAATTCTTCAAATTCTGAACTCGACAAAACAGACTTTCAAAATCTCTTCAAATCGAGAATTAAAGATTCTCATGAGGATGAGATCGCTGATGTGATTATCCGATGTCTTGATCACTGCGCCTTTAAAGGAATTGACATTGATGCTCATGTTAGGTTGAAAATGAAATTCAACTCATTCCGTGAATATAAACACGGAAAGAAATATTAACCAATAAAATCAGTTAACCTATGAAAACAATTCTTACAACCGTAGCTGCCATTTTATTGGCGAGCTGCACACCAAAAGGTACCACGGTAACCTTACATAGTCCAGATGACTTCACACTTCAAAAGTTCTTTTATGCGGATGGTGAATACGTGTACATAGCTAGACACAAAGAATGTCCACACATTTCCACGGTTACTTGGAAAACTTCTGAGGGAACAGCAAAACATAGGCATACAGTTACTCACGCTTCTGTCTGTATTGATACCACGAAATAATACTCCAATGACCGATTATAAGTCTTTTCTTGAAGGTAAAATTGTTGTAGCTGAAGATTTCGGGTTCGAGATTACGCCTGAGCACTTAACGGAGATGCTGCTTCCGCATCAGAAAGATATCGTAACCTGGTGCCTTAAAGGTGGAAGGCGCGCAATCTTCGCATCATTCGGACTTGGTAAAACGATCATGCAATTGGAGATCGCCAAACAGTGCATACGCGAAACAAATAAGCCTTTCCTTATCTGTATGCCACTCGGAGTAGTAGGTGAGTTCAAAGATGATAATGAGCTCCTTAAAACAGGTCACCAATTGGAATACATCACCGACACAGATGAGTTGAGTGCGGTTGAGAATAAAATATATGTTACCAATTATGAACGTGTAAGAAAAGGTGACATTAATCCGGAAAGTTTTGGAGGTGTTTCTTTCGATGAGGCCAGCATATTACGGTCCTTAAAAACTGAAACTACTAACTACGTTCTGAAATACTTCAAGAAAGTAAAGTACAGATTTGTAGCGACTGCAACACCTACACCGAATGATTTTATCGAGATCCTGAATTACGCCGACTACTTAGGTGTGATCGATCGTGGTCATGCTTTAACCAGGTTCTTTCAAAGAGATTCTCAACACGCCGGACATCTCAAACTTTACGAGAATAAAAAAGAGGAGTTCTGGAAGTGGGTGTCTACATGGGCGGTGTTTATCAATAAGCCCTCTGATCTTGGTTATGATGATGCAGGATACAACCTTCCAAAGCTCAATTTTATGGAGATCGAGGTGGAAAATATTTCCACTGGTGAAATCAAAAATAAGAAAGGTGACCTAGTTCTTATAAAGGACACCACAAAAAGCTTGGTTGATGTAAGCCGAGAAAAATCCGAGAGCATTGATCTGCGTGTAGATAAATCCTTTGAAATTTTCACTCAAAAACACTCTTCAGAGAACGTTATACTTTGGAGTGATCTGGAATCTGAGCGCGTGGCTATTGAAAGAAAATTCAAAAATTACAACATAAAAAGTGTGTATGGCTCCCAAACCAATCAGGAAAAAGAAGAGCTACTTATTGGATTCAAGAAAGGTGAGTTCCAAATCCTGAACACAAAAGCGAAAATCGCAGGATCCGGATGCAACTTTCAGCATCACTGTCACACGATGATATTCGTGGGTATCAATTACAAATTCAATGATTTCATTCAGGCCATTCACCGCGTACTTCGATTTAAGCAGCTGCATGAAGTTAGCGTGTATGTGATCTTCACAAATAACGAGCATGAGGTTTTAAAGGCCTTAAAAGACAAGTGGAGAAAACATATCGAGCTTCAGACCGAAATGATCAATCTGGTACGTGAATATGGGCTTAACACTGATAAAATTAAAAGCGATATGAAGCGACAAATATTTAATAAAAGGCGCCAGGCTACAGTTGGTGGAGCGCAGGTATTCAATGAAGGGAAGATTACTGTCACTACAGATGTGGTTCGCGAGAATAACCAAACCTATCGGTTAACCTGGGGTGAGCAGCGCAAGGATGCTACCAAAATGGGAGTTGGATTACCCGAGTACATTCTTCTGTTCAGAAAGGCACCGAGCTCATCAGATAACGCCTATGCTGATACGCCCGTAATAAAGAAAATCAGTGACTATTTATTAAGTCTCTGGCAGCTGGATGCACACGCGTATTGGAAATCATCAGGAAACCGATTTTTAAGCGGTGAGGAGCTGGCAAAATCAGATATGAAGCAGGTGTTCAACGCATGGAAGAAATTCGACAAGGAAAACATCTACAGCTTCCAGGAGCATTTACGGGTGTGTCAGGATCTTGATGATGCCGGTAAATTGAGTAAGCTATTTATGACCATTCCCCCAATAAGCTCCAATGATCTTGTATGGACCGATATAAATCGGATGAACACCCTGAACGCCAACCAGACAAATCAGAAGAAAGAAAAGCACATCTGTCCTTTACAACTCGACATCATTGAGCGACTCATTTACCGGTTCACAAATGAAGGTGAGATTGTGGATGATCCTTTCGGTGGTTTATTCTCTACAGCTTACAAGGCATTAGAGATGAAAAGAAAGGCAATATCAGCAGAGCTTAATCCTGACTACTACGACGATGGGCTGTTCTATTTGAAGTCGATCGAATACAAAATCAGTGTCCCAACCTTATTTGATCTGGAGGAGGTAGCATAGTATGGCAAAAGAGTATTTTTCACATGATCACCACGCGCGAAATGATCTTAAAATACGTGCACTTATCCTTAAGCATAAATGGAAAGGTTACGGCATTTATTGGGCATTAATCGAAATGCTAAATGAGAATAATGGCTTCATTTTTTTATCAGAACTGAGCAATATCTGTCGCGATTTGAAAATAAATCGAACACTTTTTGATAGCATTCTGCAAGATTTCGAACTGTTTTCAACTGATGGTGAAAGGTTTTGGAGTGATTCTGTACTGAAAAGATTAAAAATTAGAAATGATAAAAGTGTAAAAGCATCAGAATCAGCAAATAAAAGATGGCATCCACATGCGAACGCATTGCGAGACGAAAGCGATAGCAATGCTTTAAATAAAAGTAAAGTAAATAAAAGTAAAGTAAAGGATATTAAATTAAACGGAAGCATAAGCGAACAAACGTTTATGATCCGGATTGGAAATGAACTTTACACCCAAAAGCCATCCGAAATATTTCTGCAGCATTACCAGCTCGAATTTGAAACAACCATGATGAACTCGCTGGCCGGATTAAAAAAAGACGCTGTTTTAAGCCTTTTGGACACCGAATATCCGGTTTATGACTTCAGGGACCGGAGCCACTTCATTAACACGCTAAAATCAATAGGAACGAAAATTAGAAACAAAAATCATGACACAAACCAACCAATTGCTCAAACCAGCTATGGACGCTTATAGCGAAATTGAATTAACAGAAGCGGAAAGAGAACAGGTTCTTCTTGCCGCGCGCCAAAGAAAATATGCCGAACAAAAACGGAAAGAATATGCCGCAAAAATGAATCAGGCTCCACAATATCCAATTTTCACTTCCGATAAGTTGTTCGAAAATTTTGAAACGCTCACTAAAACACAAGGCTTCGTTCTGGATCCTTACAACAAGGAGATCATTCAGAACCTGTGCCACTACTTCACGCATGATAAGCGTTGTACGTTAGATCTTAACAAAGGTTTAATGGTAATGGGACCTGTTGGATGCGGAAAGACAACCATCATGAACATGTTCCGATTGAATCAAACGAATAGCTACGCAGTTATTTCTTCAAGGGTTATTTCTTACGATTACGCTGAAAAAGGACACCAATCAATCGCACGTTACAACAGCTTAATTCCAACTTCTGATGAGTTTAAAACATACGGCCAAAAATTGATAGGTGTTTGCTTCGATGATCTCGGTACCGAAGTGGATAAAAAGAACTATGGTAATCAACTGAATGTGATGGCTGACATTCTTCTCAACCGATATGAGAAGTTATGGGAGTATGATGAGAACGGAGAAAAGGTACCACATCTGGCCGCAAAAACACACGTAACAACAAACCTTAGTGCTGATCAAATAGAAGAAAGATATGGATCACGCGTGAGATCAAGACTACGTGAAATGTTTAACCAGGTCAATTTTGACATTCAAAGCCCAGACAGAAGGAAATAAAAATAATCAGGGGATGCTCGGCATAAAACACGACTGATGTCTTAGAGTGTGATGGCATGGCATATTAAGCATGGTGGAATCCCCGTAATGTAAAGACCATCATGTGGTATACAAACCGCACCGAGCATTAAATTGTGTAAGGCGGAATGCTATAGCAAAGACTGACAGCACGGAAAGACGGCCCCGAAAGGGTAACTATTATTTAAAAATTAAAAATGGAATTAGCAGGACAATTAAAAGAAGTATTCGATACCTACGTGGTCAGCGAAAAATTTAAGAAAAGAGAATTTGTAGTAACAACCGGTTATGACACCCAATACCCACAGGACATCATTCTTCAAGTTGTGAATGAAAGATGTGATTCACTGGATAACCTTATCCCTGGCATGAAGGTTACTGTGCAATTCAACATCAGAGGAAGAAAGCACACCGATAGATATTTCAACACACTCGAAGTTTGGAGGATCGAATTGAAATAACATGATGGTACCATGTATTTGCATAGACGCTAAAAATAAACCCACAGAGATCCCAAACGGTATGTGGATCTCTGAAGGGTTCGAATATCACATCACACACGTTTACTTCCTAACAAAGCAACAAATTCAAGGCGTTCTACTGCAGGAGGTAAAGTTAAAAGGGTGTAAGCCTTATGAAACGTATCGGTTAAATCGATTCGCATTCACACAAGAGGCATTAGAAAAACTAATTGAATTGATAAAGGCCTGTACCGAACTCAACCATATTGATGTGGCTAAACTGGTCGAAGAATGCCAACTTACAACAATTGAAAATCGATAATTATGCCGGAAAAAAAAGTAAAAACAATAACGCCAATGGTCCCGAATTTCATCAGGATTTCTGAAGTGAAGTCTCTTTCTGGTGGAGGGACAATTGATATTAAAGATTTCACAGATGAAGAGTTGCGCCAAATCGGAAAAGATTGGACAGATGCTCTTATCAGAAATGCGAAGCAAAGGAGGCTTCAACTATCATGAAAGGTTTAAGTACAAATGTTATCACTGGTCAAACTAAAGATCATTACACATGCAAAATGGATATCGAGAGACGTGTGAAGTTACCCATAGTACAAATCGCATCAGTTTCAATAACCTCAACGGATCATGTTCTTATAAAAAGGTTGGAAGCAGTGATTCACAGAGAAGTAAATAAGTTTAATAAAAATCAATAATACAATGACACAGAAAGACTATTTAAAATTAAGCCTGAATATTATCGTAACATTTACAATGTGGATAATGATATCCTTTGTCCCTGATTATTTGCACGATCTATTTGGTGATTGGATATGTGATGGAAGTAGATTTATTGCCAACGATGGTGCATATGGTCACTATGAAGGATGTGACTACGCTAATGACGGAAATCACCTTCCAAAATTGCATTGGGGATTTAGACATTGGCTGTGGTGTATTATGGGAATTTCTTTGGTAATCGTTCAGGGATTCAGAATCGCAAACTTATTCAAAAATAAAAATGCTTAGATTCTTTGACAGTCTAATAAGAGAAGGTAAAAGCTTAAAAGAATTGGTAGGATGTGAAGAAAGTCAGGCTGTTTGTATTGAGTTTAGAAAACTCGGTCACGAGGCTTATTCGTGTGATATACAAGATTGTTCGGGAGGTCATCCGGAATGGCACTTACAGATGGATGTTTTTGACGCAATAGAGAACAGAGCATATATAAACAATTCTGGTTTTTATGAATTTGATGATAGCAAAGAGTGGGATTTAGGAATATTCCATCCGGTTTGCAGATACCTAGCAAATTCAGGAGTTAAGGAATTAGTTAGAGACGGGGTAAAAATAAATCCTGAACGCTGGGAAAAGTTGAAAGAGGCGATGAATTTTTTTAATAAGTTGAAAAATTGCGGTATTCCTAAAATAGCTTTAGAAAATCCAATACCTCACATTTACGCTCGGGTTGGATTAGATGAAGAAAACAACCATACGTATTTCGGTAGCACTCCAGGAATTTTAGGCTATAACCAAATTGTGCAACCGTGGATGTTCGGACATAAAGAAATGAAAGCTACCTGCCTTTGGCTAAACGGATTGCCTAAGCTTATTCCTACAGATGTAGTGGGCCCGCCGCCAAAAGACAAAAAAGAGCGGAAGAAATGGGCAAAGGTTCATAGGATGCCACCCGGGCCAGAACGGGCCAAACTTAGAAGTAAAACCTATTCAGGAATAGCTAAAGCAATGGCAGAACAATGGGGAGGATCGGAATTGAAAGGAAGGATATGCACGTTCAAACAGACAGACAACAAAATTAACGTTAACACTCAGTATGAATTAACCCTTAGTATATAAACAACAAACAACAATCAATCTATTTTAAATTATGGAAAAAAGAGAAAAAAAAGTAAGAAAATACAGAGCATTTGACCACGATACAGGAAAGATGCACTACTTCCACGATCAACACGAAATGGGGGTTTGTGAGGGTGATTGGATGATTGACTTTCAAGGTAATATCTGGGAGCGACACGGAGGAACGGGCGGCGATTTTATCGTTGAAAATGTTGATCTTCTTGAATATACAGGGCATAAGGATAAATACGGAATATTAATTTTTGAAGGTGATATTGTAAAAATTCAAGTTCCTAAAGATGATAACATGGGATTTGATGAATTAAAAGGGAAATACATTGTTGAATGGGCGCAAGTTCTTTCCGGGTTCACTTTACAAACGGTAGATAATAAAATCGCTTATTCTCTTTACGATACAGAAGATCACTTTCAGGTTATCGGAAACGTTTATGAGAATCCAGAGATTTTAAAAGACGTTACCGAATTACTTAACCCCCTTAAATAAAACAGTATATGAAAAACAAAATTAAAAATTGGATTTACAACACGGCAGTAAAAGTAATTGCCAAAAGAATTGTTCACAGCGAAAACCGCCTAACCCCAGAATACCTTTTATCAAAAGGGTGGATAACGGAACGTGACGAAGTTAGGGATAAAACATTTTACGTTGAACCGAACATAAAAAAACGAGATAAAATATCCATTGATTTCGAGAAGCATTCATACCGTCTATGGCATGGCCCAGATCGCACATTTATTGCTTGTGAATCTTCGGTTGAGTGGTTTGAGATTTACTACTTAATGGCTCATTCAGATAATGGTCGTTACAAATTAGCAGGAATTTAAAACAGTATATATGGAAAAGAAGATTAAAGAAGCAACAGAATTTTTAAAAACCAAAGGCATCCATCCGATAGAGCCTATCTATTGGAATTTGGAAAACAGAGACATTTATTTGCACGAACTTCTTGCCGAGTTCAAATCCCTCTCCACCCCAGTATCAGAAGTGCCAACGGATGAGGAGATAGGGAAAATGGCTGCCGAGTTTTATAAAGAAGCGAAGCCACCATTAGAAATTGTAAGAATACGGTATTTGATTGATAAGTGGTATTTTATCGAAGGTTTCAAAAAAGCTTTATCCCTCCCTATAAAGAAAGAAGGGGAACTGGGCAAAGATTATAAATGCAGTATGTGTGATTTTAAATCACCTTTTTTAGTGTTAATGATGAGACATCAAACATCTGAATGTGTAAACAGGGCTAAATCTAAGGAGGAAGGGAAATGCTAATACCCCACTACGGAGACGAACCGCCACCATACAAAGATTATCGAAAAAAGACCTTTGATAAATTTACTAATAGAGCCTCAGAGCTTGTTATTGGTGTCAGGTCTTGTAGTTTGACCACTGGCGACAAAAAGGCGTTGCTAAAACTGATTTCAGAAATAATAAACACCCCCACAAACAAGTAAGTAATGGTAGCAAAATTTGAAAAATTTCAGAATAAGCGAGAGTTAGCGGAATGGGTAACGAAGCGTTTTCAATATTCCAAAAGTAATATCATTTGTATAGATGATTTAACAGTATGGTACTGGGGATAAATAACAAATAAGGTAGTATTATGACAAAAGAAGAAATATTATTAGGTAAGCCGTGTAAGAAAAGTTCAATCATTAACTCCACGCCTTATTATCATCAGAATATAGTGTTAAATGCAATGCAACAATACGCTGACCAAGAAACCTCAGAACTCCGCTCCCGATTAGAAAGAATGGAGAAGGCTTTGGATCAGGTAAGATATTTATTAAAGTTCGTTGATAAAGACGGAAATGTACTGAACGGTTTTGCTACCAGAGAAACAATAAAAGAACTAGAAGCCCTCTCAGAAAGGAGTAAAGGATGAGATCATTATTTTTTGCAATGGTAGCTTTTATGCTTTGTGCATTATACAACAGCTTTAGGTATGACACCCAAAAGTCAGAAAACGAAATTTTAAAGCACGAATCCCGCACCAAAGACTCTTTATACAGAGAAGCTAATACTAGATTAATTAACCATAAGAATAAATGTAATTGTGTTTGTCTGGATTAAGATCTAAAAAAATATTTCAAACTTTTTTGTTAAAATATTTGGTATATCAAAAGTGATATATTACCTTTATACCATCAAACAAAAAGAACTGGCGGCAACAGGGTAAATACGGCAGACAAAACAATGAAAACAGAAGTATCACCGAACCTCGCAGAAGTAGAAATAATCTACAAGTCTAAGGTGAATGTAAATGACCGAATCAAAATTACAAGGTCAGCAGATGTTTACGAAGCTCTTAAGAACATCTACAATCCAGAAACAGTCGAACATCATGAAGAGTTTGTGTTGTTATTACTTAACAGAGCTCTGCAAGTTTTAGGATGGGCGAAAATAAGTATGGGCGGCATCACCTCAACTATTGTCGACACTCGCATCGTGTTTCAATATGCCATCAAAGCTAATGCTACAGGCATCATGCTAAGCCACAATCATCCAAGTGGAATTGTAACTCCTAGCGAGCAAGACAAGCAACTTACAAAGAAAATTTCTGAAATAGGCAAACTATTGGAAATTCAGGTGCTCGACCACATAATTTTTACACCAGACGCTTATTACAGCTTTGCAGACGAAGGTGAGATATAAACCAAAAGCCCCTCGAAAGGGGGGCTTTATTTAAATATAAAATGGGAAAATCAGTTCAGATTGATGTTATATCCGGTGAGGATAATGGCATATACAAATGCAATCTCTATGCAGGTGGGCGCTGTGTAAGGGTGTTCATGCACCAGCATGATTATGAATTATTAATTCACGATGGATTTTTTATCCGAGATGGAAAGTCATTCGATAGCGCTGGAGTACTTAATACGTCGCGTACTTATGTCGAACAAAAAACAAAATAATTATGACTGAAAAGCAAATAGAAATATCGCGCAAAAATCTCTTGCAAGCGATAAGCGATCACATGATCGCAAACAATATCACACAGGAAGACGCAGCGGAAAAAAGCGGCTTCATTCAATCCAACATTAGCCGAATGCTGGCCGGCAAATTCTCGCCGAATCTTGATAACTTAATTATACTGTGCGATGCTATTGGAATGAAATTGGAGGTTAAGAGCATTCTGTACAAATCGAAAACTGACGAAGGCTAATCACTGTTTTTTTACCGCGCGGAGACTGGAATAAACCAAAAAAGGAAGTCTTAAGGTGTCACCACCACGAAGTAAATAAACAGAGCTTCAATTATAGCCACTGCAGTTACTCCAAATAATGCTTTCTTCCATCGGGTGTTCCATTTATTTTTTTTGTCGTATTTCTCCTGCAGATCAATTCTCAGCGCCTTTTGATACTTGGTTGAATCTCTCATTTGGTTGGTGATCGCTTCCTGAATTTGTAGACTGGATTTATATCCGGATATCTGCTGATTTCTTAAAGCCTCGATCTTATCACAATCACGCAGTTGCGCGCGGTAAATTGCGGTGTCGATTTCCAAACCCTGTTTTATTACCAAGGCCTTCGCATAAAATTTGTACTGCTTATCAGTTAAGGTTATTTGCCCGATTGATACTATCGGAATAACGCTTAAGAGAAACATTGTCAAAACTTTCAATATGTTTCGTTCCATGGTTTACTTTTTTGTGATTCTTAATTAAGGCACTGTCATACCTCAACTGATTTTTTTTGATGGTGATGATCTCCTGATCCTGGTAATAAATTACGGCACCGAGGCTGTCCAACTTCTTTGAAAAATTAACCTCAACTGTTTTTTGTTTACAACTGAAAAAAGCGACTGAGATAATAGCCAGAAGGATGACCAAGGCCCAGAACTTGCCATTCCACCTAAACCTTCTGTTCTCCATCAACGGGTGTATCATTTTGTTTGTCTTTAAAGATTTGTTTGGTCTGATATCCCGCATAAACCATCTGAGCGGTATATAATGCAATAGCAGCGATATAATCGATCTTATCTTCCTGCATTAACTTCCATACTATTAAGTCCAGCATCACACACGCATTTACAAAGATGATCATGCGCTCGAAGCGTTTTGAACTATAATGTGATGGCTGATTGGAAAGAGTTTTATTGAGCTCTTTTAAATGCCAATTAAACCTCATCCATAGTTTTATAAAATAATTTTTCATGTTGTTACCGGCATTACTGAAATGTCCAAATAATACTGAGGATCTTTATACTCGCCCTTTTTGCTTTTTTCACCTCGGTTCAAATTAATCACGTAGCACTTACGTCCGTGAGGTTTGTCAATGTATAATTTATCTGCATAGCATTTCATAACATATCCACCGAGCACTTTAGCAAATTCTTTTATCATTTTTTCAGAATCCTTTACCTTTTCCTGCCAGGGAATAGCAATCAAGTCTAAATCACGATGTAAGCTTCCATGAAGTACAAGATTGTATCCATACTTCAAAGCAATCTTCTTTAAATCAAAGAAGCAAAGAGCATAAAGACTAGGTCGCGCGTGTATTGGTTTTTCATCGTACATTACACCAAATCTGTTTCTTTAATTAAGGTATATGTGAACCGGTTACCGGTTGCTGTTTTGAACTTCTCACAGATGTTGACCATCTCTTCTTTATTTGACCACACCGCATGAACCTGACAGCCGGCTGACCAGGCACCGATCTTTTCTGTTTTGGTGAGCTTGTTTGCTCCATGGATGTTACATCCAAAGTATCCCGAATCCTCGGTCCCTGAATTTCCTGCGGTACCATCAAGATCTTTATCCCTGATAACTGTGATTAGACCCGATTGAATTAGCGCACGGTGATCGGTCTTCCCCTGATGGAAGCCGACTGCATAAGCATTCTCATATTGCCCTGGCTTAATTACAGCACAGCCTTTCGGGTTTAAAAGTTGCTTTTGATACTTCACACCTGGTTCTGTGGTGATCAGGTATGTTTTTAGAACCTCTTTACCGTTATCCGGATATACAATGCAAAGCACATCATTAAATACATCAGGAACACTTAATGTGGTCCGGATGCCAATGATATTCGGACGGTCATTATACCACCTGTAATTGAGTTTACTTAATGTGGTTTTTAAAGTTTCAATACTTAAATTCATTCTACTTCAATTTGAGGTTCTTTTGGAAGAGTAGCTTCAACCTTTGGGCGCGGATCATTGTTGTAATCAGGGCGGTTATCTTCAAGCCTTGCCAATCGGTATTCAAATAGTTTTTCCCTTCCAATTTGATACTCTTTGTACACTGAAAAATCCTGCTTTAAATCATACCACATGGTAAGAACCACCGATAGGAACCCTAGCAGCTTTATCATATCAGCTCCGGAAAACTTTATCTTATTAAAGTCTGTCATGCCTCCTCTATGTTTTCTTCAAATTCATTTTTATTCTGAAATGCGAAACCATTCAAAGCTTTTACCATGAAAGGATCTATATCCTTTGGAAGGTCGAAAGGGCTAACTATGCACTTAACCTCAACCTCTTCATTTAAGAAAGGCTCCAGGATCTCTTCAAGTTTCTCTTTGATCTCTTCCTGCTTTTTTATGATTTCAACTTCACCATCGCGGTTGTAGGTATATTCTCCTTTTGCATTTAATACCAACTGGCCATCCTTTTCAAGCGCATGTTGAACGCGAAACGTTGACATTTCAAGCTTCAATTCAGCAGTGATTTTATTCTGCGCTTTATTTACCTGCTTACTTAAGTTCTTATTGAAATCAATAAATTGACTGCAGAAGAATCCTAGCTTGGTTTTTGGGTTCATTGAAAAGTAACCGCTCGCAGCGTTGAGAGCTGTTATAAATTCATCTCGAGATACCCGCTTTTTTGATACTTTCATATTTGTTTAAACCGTTTCGTATATAATTACACCACATACTGTTTTCGTTCCAGAAGTGGCCCATGAGTTACTTGTAAGCATTGAACCTTGAATGGTCATGGTGACACTGTTGGCCGTAGTAAATCCATTTGATGTGGATTTTGTACCGTTATTATCAATAGCTAAAACTGACACCTGATTCTCACCAACGTTATTAGCAGCCGCAAACGGAAGCGTGATAGTACAGGTATTAGCATTGGACGTTCCCGTAAAGAATACCTGTAGAATACATACCTTACCAACCTTTACATAACGTGAGTTCAAATAAGTGACAGATCCTGAATAGCCAGTTGCGGCTAATGAGCTCCCGTAGTTTGTCCAGGTAAGCGCCATATCACCGTTAACAATGGAACTCGTTAATGATAGTTTTGAATATGCTATTGCGGCCGAACCAGAAATGTCAGCGTTCACGATCGAGCCGGTTAAGCTTAATTTGGAATATGCAATCGAGCCGGCCAGCATTGCATTTGTCACCTTTAAAGGACCAATGGTAGTAACACCGGCATTATCAATTGTTACATCACCGCTCATTGTCACAGCCGAAGCTACGTTTGATGCGTTACCAACAAGAATCTGAGCAGAGTTAAGAACGTTTGTGATCGGTGTATATCCTAAGTTAGTTTCTGCGATTGCCCAATTCGAAGCAGTGGTACCTGGAGAGTCAACAAGCGCGCGAACAGTATCACCTGCCACGACCGCTGAACCTCCTAAAGTACCAGCCACTGAAATTGTCCAGATATCACCTTTTAGAATTGCTCCGGCCGTTCCGGATCCTCCTGATGAAGGAAAAGCATTTCCGGATGCATCATAAGTGCCTCGATCATCCCATAAGCCCACAACGAGACTTTCAGCATACTGCTTTGTACAGATACCTAAAGCCACCGTAGGATCAGCGGACATTGTTAATGTGTTCGATAAAACAGCGGACCATGTAGCCACACCGTTACTATCAGATTGTAGAAACTTTCCGGTGCCTTGGTTTCCATCCGTGTAAACTATCCGGTTATCATCTCTTAATTTGAAATACGAAGTGAAGGCGCTATCGTAAACAGCAAAAGAATAAGTCGAACTGGTGGTGCCAGTACCGATCACTCCCATGGTTGCATTTACGGCCGCGCCCGGGAAAGTATTTCCAAAGAACCATTGACCTCCACTAATCACCTTGCCTCTAATTAAAGAGTTCGTATAAAATTCCGTAGAGTTGTTTGTCGGTCTTAAAAGGATGGATGGCCCGCCGGCTTCAAGTCTTATCTGACCATCTTCAAAGACAGTCATGATATCAGTCTTCGCCAGACTTCCTAACTGGAAGATCTTTGTGGTATTTAAAATCCCCCCAGAGTAAACATGTAACTTTGCATCCGGATTTGTTTGGAAAATACCAACGTTATTTCCAACCGGATTAAGAACAAGTGGTCCAGAATAAGCTTGAACCCACTTATAAGCGCCAGTCTGATAATAGCCAAGCATTAAATCCTGACCAACCGAAGGATCCTCATTTCCAGTGATGGTGATTCTACCTTCAGAAACTAAATATCCTGAAATGGCTGAGCTTGGATTTCCTAATAGAAGTTTATCGATCCGTGCAGTTGAAAATACATCCAGTGAGTAAGCAGCAACACCAGTACCTATCTTTAACTTGTCACCTGCAGTAACATTAATGTCTTTTCCGGACGTGCTATTTCCGGCATTGAGCACCTGAGTAAAAGTTGGAACTGTAGTTATGGATGCGAAATTATCTTCTACCCATTTTTTATATGCGAAGGCTTTCGGATCTGTCAAAGTAACTAATGAACTGTAGCCGGCTTCAGCCTGAACCACCATGCCACCATCAACCACATTCAAATAAGAATTGATCATGTCAGTGGCAAGATCACGCACATATTGTGCTGTTGTTTGCCTCCCACCGCTAATAATTTTAGCAGTCATTAAGGTTATTAATGTCGCTTTATTACTAACCGCCATAGCTTAGTCCCTCCCAGAAATATCCTAATGCAGTTTCATTCAAAAGCGCAGTTGTAATGTAGCTTTCGAGGTATTCTGCTATTTTTAATTTATTAACTTCATTTGCAGTAACACTGAAAGTCAAACGGCCCATCGCTGAGTTCTTTGCATCATCCTCAGTGTTCGCTCTTATATCGATGTTGGTCACACCGGTACGCATGATAAACGGTGTGGAGAAAGTAAAGTCCAGTTTTTTATAAACTGGATCTTCTAAAATAGATCGGCACAGGCCAAGTAACTTATGAAGTTTTTTTGCCGATCGATAAGAGCCGGCCTGATCACCTGTAGTTTTTGAATTGGTATAGATATCAATGAAGAATTTATATTCTCCATCCACACTTCCCTGGTTCTTATTTCCGAAGGTGGCAGTCGGGAAAACAATATTTACTACGGATCCTTTAAGTTCAACTTTATCCAGGCCCGTTGATTCAATTAGAACATCCACCTCATCCAAGTCAGTATCATAACTCATCATCCACTGCGCGTCAATCTCTTCTCGGAGAATAACGCCAAGCTTCTCTCGAATTAATTCAAAGGCTTGTACTTCTATTTTCTGTGTTATCTTACTCAAAATCTTCTAGTATCACTACGATTAAACCCATCGTTTCGTCAGGGCGCCAGCTTTGCGCGATATAGTTTTTTACAAGTCCAGTGCTATCTTTTACATCAAATCGATGTTTAGAAAGATCAACCTCACCATCTGAATTTCTGATAGGATAATTAGGATTTTCAGTCTGCAATACTTCTTCTGAAAAAGATACATGCGCATTCTTTGAGCTAACCGGATTTCCTTCTGTGTCGATGCTTAACCAGTGTTTTGTATGCAGTCCGACAATGGTTGCTGTTTGAGAAGTTGGCGCGGTCAATGTCATTTCAATACCAAATCCATCAGTGTTTGAAGTGATATCCTTTATGTCTGCTCTTGCGCGCTCTATTAAACTCATCTTAATAAAAAAGGGACTACATTATCATATAATCCCTTTTATTGTTAGAATGGTGAACTGTAAATTATTGCAACCCTATCCAAATTTTGTAAAGAACCTTTTTATTTGCATTCTCATCGAACTCTATTTCGATGCCAGATGCTTTCGCCTCTTGTAGTTTTTTTATGATCTCAGCTTTGCTTATTTGCTCTATCGAAGGTGGGAGTACTGGTGAAGGAGCAGGAGGTTCAATCTCATCCTCTTTTGTCACAGGCTCTAAAAACCCTTGTTCCACCAGCAACTTTGCATTGCCTCTTGGAAAATTCTCATCGGTGACAAAATCACCGAATGAGAATATTTTATTACCCAGGCCACCGACAGATAAGGCCTTAACCTTATACTCAGCCATTAAGCAACTACCTGAGCTGTGTAAATCTGATCAACTGCTACTGGAATACAAACACCTGCAGATTTAACTCCTAAGATGTGTGCAGTGGCGCGCTCATCGATAAAGTCATAAGTTAAGAACTTACCTTTTTTCGGAGCGATACCAGTACTTAACAACTGAGGAACTGCCGCATATGAAAGAACGTTAGATGTCATTTCAGGCACCATAACAATCTTCTTAGTATCCATGTATTTCACCTTTGTTCCGGCCGCATTCTCATAGAAGTCAGGATATGTCCAGATGCGCATTGTGTATGCACCAACTGAAATCTGACCGTGATATGAACGACCTAGAGCGTCACGCTGTGCAGGAATTAAAGATTCAAGACCCCACTGAACCTGCAGAGCACGAGCCTTAACAATTGTATTGTTTTTATATGCCTGGAAGGCTGATTCCCCCATGATCACGTTAATAACGGATCCTTCGGATTTACCTGTTTCTTTCAGGTATGCCGAACCAAGGAGAAGAACAGCATCAGGATCAACTGAACCACTGGTCCAGTAGCCAGTAGATGATGCATTAGCATCAATCAATGAAGTTGCATTACGTTTGAAATCAATATTTACACCTTTGTTCAAGGTTACAATACCGGTTAACAAAACATCCCACGCTTGTTTTTCATAAGCACGATCGATCTTATCCATACAAGCTTCGAGCTTTCCATTCGCACTGTCAAGGAAACGGCCAAAGTTCGCGGCTGAAATCTGAGGTTCTGCATATAGCGCATCGTAAAGATCGAGCTGCGTCATATCGAAGTACTCGTTATAGTATGGAGGAAGAATGATCTTCTCAGTTGATTTATCCCAGGTGTTACGGTTACCTTCGGTACCGCGAGTTACATCAACCGCAATTTTTTGCGCGTTGCGTTCAACCTCGATTGAAATCAGCTTTGTATCAGCTTCAACTTCTTTGAAAAATGAGCGGCCAAAAGCTTTAGGCTTCATGTTGTCCGCGTAACGTGCAACCAATTTCTTTGTGAAAAGATTTCTTGCGTCGGTTGTTGATATATTTGCCATTGTATGGTTTTTCTTTTAAGGTTATAGATTATCGTAACTTGAATTTGAAGTTGACGTTACGAGTTTAATACCAACTGTATCAGCTCCGATACGGTCACGTAGCCTGCGGCTAGAAACAGTAGTATCAAGATTATCTGATCCCTGGAAGATGATCTTATCTTCTACAACATCTCCTGAAACGCAGATGTCAAGATCAACAAGATCGCCACCATCTACAGTTACATCCTCAGCAAGGATACCTGTCGGATACTGACTTCCATCGGAAGCTCCAGAAGCCAAAGGTTTGATGTAACCTGTGCCAGCTACGGTTCCCATCAGGGTTCCGGCCAAAAGCGTCACAGAGTCATATGCTGAGTTGTTATACGGGTAACTTTTATACCTGTTATTCCAAATGAATATTTTGGAAAGGTCGGTTGTGATTTCAGCCTGCTGGCCGGTATTTGATACTACGCTATTTGAGCTCATGTAGTGGGTTTTTTAAAATGAATTATTTTTTATTGCGAGCTTCGAGTTCTTTTTCAAACTCTTCAAGCTGTTTTTCTGTTTCGGATTTTGCAGAAGCCTCATCGGTTTTTGGTGTAATCGGTGCATCAGCCTCAACTTTTTTCAAAGCCTGCCCAGCGAATTTCTTCTCAGTAAATTCAATCATTTGTAATTGACTGATTTCTTTACCGCTTGCAATCCCTTCTTTCGCAGCCTTAGGATCGACATCAGCATAGTGAGCCCAAACCTCAGCGCGAGCTTTTTCTTTTGCAATACCGATTTTTTCACCGGCTTCGATAGCTGCGGCATAAGCTGCAGGATGTTCGTTTTTTAACTCTTCTAAAGTCATTTTATTTTGGGTTTTATTTTGATTTGTTTTTGCCGCGGGAACGAAGCCTGTTAGTCTCGCTGTTGCGACACTCATATCTGCTTCGATCTCAGCTTTCTTTTTCGGTGTTAAAGGAACAATGCGGTTTATTAAACCAACTTTCTTTGCCTCTTTTGCTGTTAGGGCAATCTCGATTCGATCATCCATTGAGAACATCTCATCAAGTGTGCAACCTTTCATTTCTTCAAGCATTTTAATATCCATCTTTGCTTCCATTGCTTTACGCAAATTGGCATTCATTCTGGATAAGCTTGTTTTCATTTCAGCTGTGAAGTATTCTGGATTGCTTTCTACCCACGAAGGATAACCAGCACGATGAAATCTGAAATCAGATACATCAGTTGCTTCAGCATCATCAGCGTAGCAAAACATGAAAGCGGCCATGGAATTAGCCTTTCCATCATTCTTCAGCAACTTCTTTCCCTTTAATTCAGAGAACTTGGTAATCATGCCCCAACCATAAGCTACCTCACCACCATCGGAATTTACTCTAAGAGTAATATCCTCGGTGCCTGATTCGTTAATTGCTTCGATGAATGCGCTGGCTGACCAGGAATAAATCGGACCATATAACAAAACTTCTTTCGGCATTTTCGTAACCAAAAATAGAGGCACAAAAAAAGTTTTTAAAAAAAGTTCCGTTGATAACGGAAAATAATTATACTTCTATCATGGCGAGTGAAAAAAGAAATCCTGAGATCAGAATCGAAAATGTAAATAGGGAATTACACGATGATCTAATGTTTATAGCAAAAAAAATTAACGGAGTAGGATTGGGAAGTTTTTTAAAACCAAAACTTCGAGAAATACGTGATAGCTACTCAGCTGAGATTAAACGTCTGAAGGCTTTGCCACCTGAGGAATAAGATTCAGTTTTTTTGCCTCTTCAAATTCAAGCGCAAACTGTTTCATATTCTCATCAGATTCTCCGCTGTTTAAATTCTCGGTTGCTGATTCAACCGTTGTTAATGGAATGTGATCTGCATTAGTTCCAAGCTTCCTACGTTCTGCTTCCACCTCTTTTAGCGGATCTATGTGCGGTACGGTTGCACCAACAAACCGAGCGCTTCTATAAGCTTCAAGAATTATATCATCACCCTTCGCGCGCGCTGATAAATACCCGGGCGCGCTGATCTTATTCTGAAGGATCTGGACTTCCAACCAGAAATTGTAAATGGGTTGATAGAATGCAAATGAAAATTCTTCTCTCAAAACATTCAGGGTGTGTTCCCAATCTTTTAATGCTGCTCGTGAAGCGGAGAAATTAGAATCGTATTTTGATTTAGCGACATCGGGAGGAATACCCAGTGTAGCACAAACCATATCAATGTTAACTGTATAAAAGTCTTTAAAGTATAATTCATTTTTACTTTCCAGTAATTTAAGTGTTGCTCCTTTAGGCATATTTACCACCTGTTTATTGGTGGTTACCGCTACCTTTTTTCGTAGTGGTTCTCCATCATCAGTTTCTGGAATATCATCATCAGAACTAAAGCCGGAAGCATCTGCGATAGCTTCAGCGAACGGATTCTCTTCGGTTGATATTGCACCATGCTCAATAGAGAAAGCTATCTTTTGACGTTCTTCTGCACTTCCAACAGTTGCTTCCTTGTACCGCTCCATTTTTTTGATGGTTTCAAGAACTGCAGCGATGAGTGGAAGGCCACGAACATTATCCAGGCGATACTCCATTCCGTAAACTAAAAAAGCTTGCTGCAAACCGGATTCGGATCCTTTAGCCTCGATCTTGGTATATGAGTAGTCTTTGTTTCGAACATAGTACCTTACATGCTCACCCTGTGGTGTCATTTCAATCCCGTTGATAATCCTATTACCATTTGATAATTCTTGCGGATACCACTCCGTACCCATTAGGGGAGATTGAATGTGAGCACCATCGATCAACTGGACGTTAACGTTTTTTCCATCAAACCTCAGCACTACTAGAACGTCACCACCCAGAATCGCATTTTTATGTGCCACCTTAGCGATCATATCAAGGCTCTTCATTTTTGCAAAATCAGCAACCTTAGATTTTTTGTATATGTTGAATCTCGCTTCGACAGCCTCCGCGAACGTTTGAGATTTTAAGTTTATACCCTCTTGTTTAAGGAGATACTCGACAGGTTCAGACTGCAGTTTTAAACCCTTTCCAATTACCCATGTTCCAAATCGCTTCATCACAATCTGGGTGATTTCGCTTTCATAGAACGATTGCCAAGATCTTAAACGTAAAGCATCATAATCTGGCCGGTAGTCTTTTATTGGGCCGATTTCGCCGAGATTCTTTTCTCCATTGTAAGAAACAGTAAACAATGTCCTATAGCTGCCAATATCATATTCTGCTTTTGGAGCTGGTGCCGGTGTTTGCTTTTTACCAAATGATGATTTGAGAACATCCCAAAGTTTAGAGCCTGCCATTTCTTTTTCGATTTAAATTTTTACTATCAACCAACCTCATCAATCTTCCATTGTTAGTGTTATTGAGATCAGCCAGCATACACTTTTTCAGCTTCCGGAAACTTTCAATCGATGCCATCACAGCATCTGAGTTTTTGTAAACGGTCCTTATTTTTGTTTGACCATCATCAAGAGAATACTCACTAATACTATCATTAGCCGCAGCTTTAAGCGCGGAACTAAACAGAGCGTTAATGATATTATCAATTTTATTGATCTGTTCCCTTAATGTGGTCGCTGATTCAATGTAATGAACTGCGCTTTCGTATGTCACCATGATAGAAGTATAATGATTTTTATCCTATTGTTTTAATCTTGTCGTTCTTTGCGTTGTCAATATTCGACACGTTGATGTTTGTTGAAGGTGTTGTGGTTCCAGTTGAACCACTTACAGTACCTCCGGAATGTATATGCAAATTATACTCATTAATGTGATTATTGTAATCATCTTTGAGTTTGTTAAACTCGGTTTTCAGTTCATTGAATTTCACAGCCCAATTTGTGTCGCCACCGATCTCATAAGTACCATCATTCCTCAACCAAGTATAGAACTTTTCGTTTCCGTCCGCATCTGTTGAATAGTGTCGAAGCTCTCCAACCTTTGCCATTTGGTTTTTGTTCAGGTATCCGATGATTACGGCTTCACCCTTTGTGGCTGTCGGACCGTAGACCGCTATCCAATCCTTTGGAACATTCCCATCAGTGCCAAATGGCGCCGCTTCAATCGCTGTTTGAACGTCGGATAAGCCGAACCTACGAAACTTAAGCACTCTCTGTAGATAAGAGTTCACCTCATTGGATAATATTTTAACCAGCGTAAGCATTATAGTCTTGGTAAATTTTCGTGAGGATTAACAAAAATATTCTTTGGCGTTTTTCCGTTATACACTTCTGGAAGCACACATGTCAAAACGCAGGTATTCTCCTTTTCATTTCCGTTGTAAGATACCTCATCGATGAAAAATTCAGTTGTGTTGTAAATGAAATTCTCGCGGCTTTTTAGAGTAATTATGTTATTCGGTTTTATCAGCTTATTATTTATATCCCAGCGATCGAGTGTAACTGATACTTTAATCGCGTCCTTTAACTCCGCTGCTAATACTTGTTTAGCAAAATCCTCAACCGTGATATCATCACCCGATGTCATTGTTACAACTTTTGGGCGGTAAACAAATGCCACAGGGCAATAAGGATTTCTGATAGTATACTCACCAGCATTCCCACCCTTAGAACTTGCCTGGGTTAAAACGGTAATATGTGAGTGAATAGATTGTCCATTGAAAGTCATGCTTATATTGGTGGCTGGTATTCCTTCATCTTCACCAACATGGAATAAAGGCTTCTGATTTGTTTTAGCTGCCGTCAATACAATATTACCAAACTCATCATGTGAGAGAACAATGTTTCTCTGTGTTGTGAGTTCGGTTAAATACGACTTAATATTCTGTGCTTCGCTGGCTGTTGATTTTTCTATTACAGTGTCAGCCTTTTCCTTAATCGATTTTGCCACACCGTTACTTTGACTAACTGCAGATTGATCAACAATAACTTTAAGATGGAACTTTGCTGCAATACGTTCGCATATTTCTTTTAAAGTCAGTTTATCGGACTGCAGCGGATAAAGATCTGTTGGAATTTCACAGTCGGCAAATACACCACTCTTTGAATATCCCCCAAATGAAGCAAGTTGTTTTTGAGATTCTTTATTAAACCCTTGTGAAAGGATAAAGCCAGTGAGAAGTGTTTCTCCATTATGCTCTAATGTCGCTTCATGAAAATGGCTAACACATGCCAGTTCAGCATGTAAAGGATCATTCGGATCAAAGTAAAAATTAAATCCAAAATTGGAAGCTATCTCACCATACTTTAAATTAAAGGTGAAGTTGTTGAAGTATGCTACATCAACAATTTTATTCGCTCCGTATCTATGGTTAATCTTTAAATTCATTATATGTAGTACACGATTTTCCGGCCCTTCGGAATCTGAAGTAATTCTTTCAAACCTAGATTATTATTATCTCTTAACTCTTCCATGTTCTTATCAGCTTCATCTAAACTATACAACCGGTGTGTTAACAGAATGAGGTTTGTGTCCTTTTCAAGTATTAATGTTCTCTCATTCTTACCATTCAACGCGATCAAATAAAGGTTTGAAATGGTCTGAACCAAAATATTATTTAGTCCAATAATAGCCTGGGCGTTCGGAATGAAGCTGGTTGTGTTTCCACCGTTTGGTGATTGAAGGCTGTCCAGATCTTCGATAAACTGATTGTAGTTTTCAAGCAACGTCTCGATCACAGATAAGGCGCTCTTGCTGTTAGTGTAGTCCCCAGATAAAGGAGTGATGGCTGCAAGGCACATCGATGATATCATAGTTCCTGCCTGTATCTGATAAATTTGTTTTGATGGAACTGCAGTTATATTGACAAGGGTTAACCTCAGCTTCTCGAACTGTTCCACCAAAGTTTTAATTCTGGTTTGTGCTTCTACTGTAAACTGTGCCGGCTTTGTAATTACAGTTGTGATAGCCTGCATTGCAAGTAATGGAGAAGCTGTCGCGGTGTTTATAAAGGAACTAGCTTGGTTGAACAGATTTGTATATTCAGAAACCTCCTCTGGAATTTCAATGATCGGAACACTTAAATTAAAGTTCTTTTCATTGGTTGCAGCCATTGAATTAACATCCGTGGTAGATGGCGTTGTGTCCAATGACAATGACAAATCTTCATCATTGATTTCCTTAAGTAGTTTTATCTGACCAACAGGGTCCGTTGAAACTTTTGGATTATCATCCTGAATAGTTTCAATTGCGGTACCCGTGATTTTTGTGGTGTTAAGTTCTGAGTTATCAAAATTAAGAGCAGGGATTTGAACGATAATAATTCCATAAAACGGATGATCAATGCGCGTAGGTCTCTTACTGTTTAAAGATTTTCTAAAAGCATCAGCCTCATCCAGATGATTCTCACCTTGAAAATAAAACTCTAAGGGAAACTGTCTACCTTTAACCTCCCGTTTATCAACCTTAGTCCCTTTCACGTTTGGAAAATTAAACTCAGACACGTTCCATTCTATGGCCTGTTGAGCATTTCTCCAAAAAACGGTATACACTTTGCCGTCACCGGTAGTGATTTTATAATCCTGATTTAATTTATCTATCCAACTCATTTTAACCTTAAAATCTCTTTTTGTGCAGCCATCCTGTAATAATATTCAAGCTTCTCCGCTGACTTTAAGGAAGCCTTCATCATAAACTTTGTACCACTAACATTTACCGATCGATTTTTAAGGACCGTATACAGCGGTGTTTTATTTGTCACTGTGTTTCCACTCTTCAATCTTTTAATTGAATTAATCTTCCACAGAATACCATTCGAAAGAACGTGCCCACCCTTTCCAGCATGGATGGCTGACTTCACAAATCGCTCCATCTTATTCTTGCCTTTCGCGTCGCGCGCGTGGGTGATGTTCTTTATCTCCGATAACCTGGCATTTGCCCTCACCGGTTTGTTCGATTTATTTCCTTGCCTAGCAAACCTCAGCGGAATAAAGGTTTTATGTCCAATACTACCTCCACCTTCCTGCTCTTCCAGATCCTTTACTGCGTAGTTATTTCCACCCTTCAATCCTCCCTCTACAAATCCAACTGTTGATTTCATGGAGTTCATATCCCAGCCTTTAGCCATATCAACTCGGCTGTTTGCCTTAAAGAAATTCGGCTGACGTTTCTCAAATACAGTATCTGCACTTTGAGGCATAGTACTTTTCTTAACATCGAAAGCTGCACTATTCAAAGTGTTCCGGATAGCATTTGGTAAAGCGGATTTGTGTAGTTTTTCCAGCTTAACCGTATACTGCACGGCTGCGTCTGTATTTATATTGAGAACCATTAGTAGTTCCTGAAGGATATAGATGATAAATCAATTTCAACATCGACAAAAGAACCGGTATACGATAACAGATTTACCGCTCCGGCTGGAGTAACTTGCACTGTGAAAAAGTTATTGTTACCAAAGCTTGTAATGGATCCTGTGTTAATTGTAAAGTACACTGGGAATTTGGAATCATATGCTATTCTATACCCCGCTGGTAAGGAGAAAATAGTAATGTTGGTTCCGGATATCCCAGAAGTATACTTTATTAAGCCTTTCAACCTTACATTCCCAAACTGGTCTTTGTAGTATCCAACTGGATTCGTAACTCCAGAATTAGTCCAGCCACTGGCCATAGCAGGCGCTATCCACGCCTCACTTGAAATGAGTTTGTTCTTTACTACCCAGTTTGTATTGGGTTTATCCAGTACTAAATCACACGAATCACCGGCCCTCAGTAGAGTTACAGATGTCGTACCATCAACAGTATCTGAACCTTGCCTGGTTAAAGCAACCTCGAAGTTCGTTTCATTTTTGAATGATAAGATGTCACCATCTCTACTTGCGGATGCTGCAGGGATATCAATTACAATATTTCCACCCGCATTTATTTTGTGAAGCTGGTTCCAAATTGTAGCCGTTAAAGTTGTAGATGCTGTAATAGCATTAACTTTAAAAAACCTCTTTGTTATTTTCTCAAACGCTTCATAAAATTGAAAACCGTCATAAGCATTATCAGGTAATGCATTATAAACGAGCCCACTCTTATCAAACATGCGCGCGAAAAACTGATGGAAGTCGGCATGGTTTATCTGAT